CTTCCCTAAATCCTTTAAACTTTGCTTTAATTCCATACAGCTTTCTATGCTCATCATCAGTATAGTAAATCCAACTGTTAATATTCCAAAAACTCAAATGAGTTGGATCTTGAAAAGCCCCCCTACCATCTGTACTAGGAGTGAAGTGTTCAAACTTTCCGTCATGCCTCAGCACTCTAAAAATTTCCTCGATGACGAATATTGTTTTGCCAAGTGGAACGTGTTCAAGAAAATCCCATGCCCTTACTTCATCAACAGAGTTATCTTCCCACATATTCAACCCAAAAGAAACAATGTCTAATTGAACATCTGGATCACACTTAGGGTTATAATCAATATTAACGAAGTCTTCTTTTTTTCTGTATCCACATCCCAAATTTAATTTTACAGGATTTTCAATACTCATTATATTTACCCTCCCTAGTTTATTGTTCTCTTCCAACCCACCATGTTTCCCCATTCTTAACTATAATCTTTCCTCCCACATAATGAAAAAAATCATTCTGATGAACTATCCCCCGATTTACCCTCACTACAGGTAATTGAGTCTTCCATGCTGTATATGCTAAACTCAGTTGATCATTCTTACTTCCCTTTAAATATTCATCATACCAGTATTCTCCAAATTCATTTATCTCTTTAGTATGTCTCCTAATAACAATACCACCAGCAAATATTCCAAAGTCCCTCGGCATCCCTTCCTCTGCATACCTATTTATCTGATCGTAAATTATTTCTATATTATTTTTATATTTCTTATTTTCAACTATCGCAAGTGATTCTTCATAAATACACCGTCTGACTGGGTGCATCCAAAAGGCAATATCGCCATTTTTTAAAATATGTTTAACAGCCTCAAGCAATGGTCCTCTCTTTGGAACGATCATGCTGTCCAACCAGACACTGTACTCACAATTAAAGTATTTATGTGGGAGCATTTTATATCTGGCTGTATCAACTTTCGGATGCCCTTTCCTTTCTAATTTCTTTTTCTGCCAGGGAGATTTAAGCTCTGTTCCATTTTCCATATATGCAACGTAGTCAATATCCTTTGACGGATAAAAACTATTCAAAAAATATTTATCTGTCAGTGCAGTATATACAACACATTCAACCATCCAACTCATCCGATGAATTTTTCTTCTTTTTCTTCTTTTTCTTATCGATCTTCATGGCAACACACATTATATCATTCCATATTGTTAGACCCTCCCCATACTTCGGAAGTTCACAAGATAAAATATCCAATTCTTTGCCCACCAACTTACTCAGAGATTCAACAGTAAATGTTTTTATTTTAGATCCAGTAGAAGGAGTAACAATACACAACAATCCCTCATCCTTCAAAAGTCTGTTAATACGGGCAATGGCAACATTTGGATTATTGGTTGAATAGAAAAAAGAACTTGTCGCAACTATATCGAAAGAACTATCATCAACTGGTATCCCTTCCCCTTCCACTGCTCGGGAGGAATGATAAGTATGCCCACAAAATTCAACTAATTCTTTATGATCCTCAGAGTCCTTACTGAGCACCAAAACATTTAAATTCTTTTTTCCTTTAAGATGTTCCTCAACGAAACGTCTCATAAACTCTATTGCAGTTGCTCTCATAAATTAATCTCCTTCCTCTGTAGAAACTTCCTCAATCTCTGTATTATTAAAATCTAATACTATGTGAGATGATACCTCTTTTAAAATATATGGATCTTCCTCGTCAAATTCCGATGCATCCAAATGATCAACATTAATAAAGTCAACATAGCATCCCGTCTCTATTTCAAATTTCTTTACTCGATTTTTAATATCGAGATTTAATTCAGTTACTTTTTTTCTTATCACCTTTGAATCTACCATCATTGCCCTCCTTAAATTTAGGATCCTGCTTGCTTAAATCGCTCTCCAATCGATTATCTTCTCAAAAAGGTTATATCCTATTAGTTTAAAATTTAAAGCTCTTAGAAACGATTTATGAGCTTTTCTTGTTTAATTTTCTGGTTCCCAAATATAAATTATCTTTGCATCTTTGCCCGTATGTAATCTCCATTTTCTTCCATCAAATGAAGGCACAAGTCCAGATTCCCAAAGATCAATACAAGGTTGAAAGGGATTTTCTCCTTCTCCATGCTTAATATATTTCCAATTCTTTAATACGAAAAATGATGATACATAACCCCTGACAGAATCACCAACAGACTCCCCAACAGACTCCCCAACAGACTCCCCAACAGACTCCTTAACGGAAGCCTCAACAGATTCTCTAACAGAATTACCAACAGACTCTCTAATTGCTATCCAAATAGAATCCCCGACATGATATCTAACAATAGTATTAATAGAATTCTTGACGGAAGCCTTGGCAAAATTCCTAATAGAAGCCCATTGTAGTAATAGTTCCTTTTCATTGTTTGAGACTGTTTTTAATTTTCTTTTAATTTTTAACGGATCAATAATCTTCTTGATTTTTAATTCTGGTATCATAAGAGAAAAATTTAATTTTCTGCATTGTCTTTCAACAGCTTCAGAATCATCTTTTACATTTAATTGATTGATCTTAAATTCTTTGCTTAGTGGATTATACTTATATTTATTTGTTCGGTCCTCATTAAGATTGAAATAATCTGCAATACTGGAATGGCTGTCTGTTCCCAAAGTTCCTAGAGCAGAATTTTTAGAGATTATTTCTTTTCTTATCTTGGCATCAAAATACCATATTCTTTTTTGTCCATTGCTTATACAACTAAAAAATTGGTACATAGTTTTTGGTTCTGCCCCCTCCTTAATTCTTTTCCATTTGCACCAGATACTGAACTGTGTATTGATAAGTATTCTCAAGTGGTGGTCGAGTAAGCTGATAAAAAATTAATTCCATTTTGAAGAATGTATATCCACTTACAGTCAAAGTTGTATTGTTATAAACATTTTTTAAATTTGTAAAAATAGTTTGTATATCCGTATCTGCATTCTTTATGGAAAAGATATTAAACTGAATTATAATATCGTCAACCTGCTCGTCATTAAACCAGTACTCAGGAACCCCGCTCGGCAGGGAGAAGACTATATAATCATCTTGCAGACCTTTCTCTGCTTCAGTATTATACATCCTCCCGTCGACACTATTAAACAAAGTGGAATCGGCTGTGAATTTAGAATATACTGCTGTAAATAATTCCTGCATATTATATCTTCACCAATCCTTTCTTTCCAAACTTTGCCAGTTTTCTCTCTATAGCTTTTTTGTGCAGTTCGAATCCCGGTCTCATGAATGGCCTTGGTTTAATATATCTCGTACCAAACTCAAGATATGGGGCATACTGAACATTTGTCCCAACCACTACCTTGAACTTCTTTCCATTTTTTATTTTCCCGCCATCAGGTTTCCCCACTCCATCACTTATATCACCTTTTCCTTTTGTAGTCCCTCTTGCTTTACTGCTACCAGTCCAATTCACAGAGATACTGTTCATCAACCGACTTTCTATCGGTTTGGGTGGCTGACCTACGGCACTTGCATAGGTAATTGGTCCCTTCTCATTTTTCTTTTTTGATCTTGGTTTATCCCGATCCGTTCTTGATCGTGACATACTTTTCTTTATATCACCAGACATCTGCATCCCGATAGCTACAAGACCCTCTTGTAACGAGTTAGTAAGTGGATCAAGTTTCTGTGGCTTCCATACAACTCGTTTTTTAACTGTCATCTATCTGATCTCCTTACAAAAACACTGAAGCTTCCTGTTCCACTCTTTAGGGTTGATAATATATTTTATCTGAAAAATTCGACCACCATATTTCAACTGCCACCACTCCTTTACATCGGTTCTATATCTGATAGTTATCTTATGAGAAATCTCGGCCTGTAGTTGATCGGCAACCACTCTCTCTTTTCCATTAGGGACTTTTATCTCACCCCATACAGTAGCAACCGTACTAAATGTCTCTGATATAGAACCTGTCTCCGTTCTCGCCTTTGTGGGAGCCTGTATCTGTATTCTTTTTCTAAGGTTTCCTATACTCATCTTCTATAACCAAATAATCGTATATTTCTGAAGAGGTCTCATGATATCCTTTTCGGCATCTTCAGCATTGGATGCTTTCAATGCCCCTTCATCCGTGTTCCAGTCACCCCTATTCTCGTACCAGTAAGAAACCAGTCTCTTGATCACGGTTCGTATTGGCTCAGGTACGTTTGTTCCAGCATCCCCATATCCAGCAACAAACTCTACATTAATTGCATTTACAGGGTAAAGAGAATCAGTAGGCCATGCACTATCCGGTGGCAGCACAATTCTTCCTAATGTTCTACTCGTATCTACAAGATAATCTGTTGTCACTGTCATAGTAGTGTCATCGTTATTAGTATCAGTATAAATAATAGAAGTAACGGACTGAAGCTTTCCAAACGGTAGTTCAAAAAAATCAGTGCCGGGGAAATCTTCAAGATATACATTCCATGTCTGTGTAATCAAAGCCCTTCGTGTTTTTTTCTCCACCTGCTCCCGTGCGGCAGTTATTAAAGCTGTGACAAGGTCATCATCTGCACTCTCAGCAGCATCCCTTGTAACGCTTACTGAGAATATACCAGAGTCATTCGCCACTACATAAACGGCTCTGACATATTGCTTTACACCATCGTATTCTTTTGTATAGATATCATTATCATTAGCAGCGGTTACCTGTGTAAAAGCTCCACCAGTAAAATCATTCCATGTAGCATTGTCATCGGACTCCTCTATATGAACATCAACTGTGGTGGTAGCCTCAACTGTTCCAACGTTGAATGTAAAGAGAGTTCCATAGCCTTGTCTGTCAACAGCGGTCCCGTTAGCTGTTCCTATGCCATAAGATGCTGGTGCTATAGACTGATCCACAAGAAGATCAGCTTCAACATCAACACTATCCAATCTCAGATACTGTTTCATCTCAGACAGACTGACAGGCTCAACTGTTGGTGCAGTATTAAGAACCCTCATTAAGCTTGGTATAGTCAATGCAAGTTGATCATCACTATCCCCTCTATTTCTACTTCCGTATCTATATAACATTACTGTGTCCTAAATTAATTATATATTGTCAATTTATGCTCGCTCCCGGTCCTAAAGTTTCCCATCCTGAAAAGTATTTAGTTCCTAAAAGCCCCCCACCAGCTCCTGAGAAAAGCGATAGTTCCTTCATTGCCACCTTTCAAAAAATCAGGGGGAATCAGGAAAGGACTTCCCCCGATTAGTTATCGACGTTGCCAGACTTTTAGATAAGTAAGGGTTATCTTCGATGCTACAGTTCCGTTTGTCTTAACTCCTATGTAAGGAATCAATTTATCAGCCCCTGTCATCGAAGCTGCTGCGTTTGTTGCCAATAAGGAATTTGCCGCATAGAACTTTACTTTACCATCATCATGCATCTCAATCCGATAAGTCCGTAAAGTATCCGCAGCCCATGCAGCCCCAGTTGTTTCCGTTCCATCAGTTCCATCTTTAACCGTAATACTATTAATAGTATCGGTTGTCATTTCGGAGTCTGTGAAAAAGAAAGCCCCATCGGTCGCATTCGTTGTAGTAGTTGTTCCGTTTTTGGTAACAGCAATATTACCCGCAGATTCTGCCTGCGCATCACTAAATCCTATACACCAAGCAGTTCCAGAAGCATCACTACCGGCGACCTCAAATTCCATCGTCGCCCATAGACTAGGTTGCCACTTTGCACTTAACGCAGCCTGAACATCATTATTATCAGATGCTCCGGTTGTAAGAACCAATCCATCAGCATTATACTTAGCCAGACCACTGTTGGTTGCCTGTAATGCATAAGTATCGGTAACCCCTCGAACTGTAGTCCCTGGTTGATATAAATCAAAGAACTGGTCCGGAGCCATCACAGCAACAGTTTCACCAGTACTCTTTTCGTAAAATTCCTGCGTGCCATTTGTCCATCGAGCACTAATACCATAGGCAAATATGGAAACTGTGTATGAAAGTATTAATACCACGAGAAATATGGCTATTTTATTTAATCTTGTCATCTTATTTTTTACCTCCTTACCAAAAATATTATTAATTAAGTGATGCCCTCTGCACTCCCACGAGGAGGGCATGTCACGGACGAAGGAGATACAAAGAACACCACTTAAACTCTTACTTGTTCTTTGATCCCGCTACCATCTTATCTTTTTTTGGAAACTCCAAGCCCCTTCGTTTGATGCCGGATACAGATGGTTTTGTTTTTGCTGATTTTTTCTTTGTCATCTTTTTTGCCCCCTTCTTTTTTGTTGATTTTTTCTTGGTGACTTTTTTCTGTTTCTTTTCACTCACCTCATGGGCAACACCCCGCTCGATCATCTTTCGTGCTTGCCATTCCACTATACACAACTCTGTGCCCTTTGGATCTCCCAACCACTCTTCATCAAAAACAATTTTCAGTCCCCCTTTTTTTATTTCCTCGCTATATGATTTCTCCTCAGGATCCACATGAGCAGTGCCACGATCAATCATCAATAAAGCCTGCTTGGTATTAAGATCAAGATGTTTCCCTTTTGGATTACCCATCCACTCCATATCGAGTATTATCTTCATAATGAATTGCCCTCCTTTTAAATCCTTTTGTTAAAAATTAATCGGTCACTGCTTCAACAGCAATACCGCTGTTGTACCGGAATCCGCCAAGTACATACAGACCGCTAACGATGAAAGCATTCGATCCAGCACTTGCGGCAACATCAACCCGAATACAATCAAAACCATTAGCAATATCCAACTGGCTTGCATTGATCTCGATCACATAGATACTTGCAGAAGTACCCATCGTAAAAGTGTCCGAAGTAACATCCGTCTTGGCCAGCGTAGAACTTGTGGTTAAAGTTCCTTCCTTCTGGTATACAGTATCAAAAGCAAGTGCCTTTGAACTACCTCCAGCTACCGTAGTTGCCTGCAACAGAGTGACAGCAGAGCCTGCCCCACCAGCAAGAACGCCAGCCATAAGGACAATTGTTATCCGATCCGCATTCTTCAGAGAAACCCAATCCTCAGTCGGAACACTATCAACATCGACAGGACCGAATGCAGTAACGATTTTGGTAATATCTATCAACTGTTTACTCATTTTATACTTACCTCCTATTCAAAAAAATTATTTAAATTTATGTGTAAAGCCCTTCAGGGGGAGACGGTAGCAGAAAGGAGCTAAACCAAACCTCTACCACCTATATCACCCCCAGTCAAGAGCACTTATTACCTTGCTGCCAATCCGACAAACGGTGACAGGGTATCTGTAGCATACCGAGTGGTGAGTGCTGATTTCCACCAAGGCTGACCATCGATCCGGAAAACAAAACGGAAAGCGGTCTGATCGTAATCAAATTTCAAGTGCATACTAGATGCGAACTGCATACCCGCTCCATTGCCACTTTTCTGACCCACAAGGTATTGTGAAAAATCAGTAAAGTAAATATCACCAAGATCGCCAAGTGTGCGGCAATGCTCAGTATAGACGATGGGTTTGCCCATAAGGGTATCAAACGGTTTCCCACTTAAACCACCTGCAGGCATATAGGCGATAGACCCACCAGTACCAACAGCAAGACTCATTGTGGCAAGCTGTTTAAAAGTATCATCATTTGCATACCATACTCCCTTCCTCTTATTAGAAAGGC